CGGCGGACATAATCAGATGTAACATCATCTCCCAAAGGAAGCGCAAAATCCTGCAACTCAGTGAGCACCGAACATGCATATAATTGGTCATCAACCATTTCCTGCAACATTTGCGATAACGTCATAAATCTGCATTTATAGAAAGCAAGCCACCCGTTAAAATTAGCTAATTCGGTCATTATGATGATTTGATTTTCAAAATAGATGGATTTATCTGGTTTTCTAAATATCAATTTTTTAGGTTCCTATATAAATATTCTACATTATAATATTAACATAAAATGATTGTCTTATCGTGGGATGTTGGAATAACACATTTAGCATATTGTATTTTAAAAGATGATTATAATGTCGAAACGGATAAACATGATATAACTGTGTTGGATTGGGACAATATTGATTTGTTAGCGGGCGAGAGAGTTATTATGAACTGTTGTGGCAATATGAAAGCTAAAAGAAAAGGTGAAATCAAAAAATGCACCAAAAAAGCGACATATTGTCAAAACCTGATATCTGGCGAAAAAATTGGATTCTGTAAAACACATTTGCCCCAACACGAGTCATATTGGACAAAAAAAAATACGCTTGACATGTTCCAACAATTAGATAAAAAAAATGATCATACATGTGATTATCAGATGAAAACGGGAACATTATGTATGAAAAAAGCACATAGTATATGTCATTCTGCAAATGATATATATTATTGTAACGCACATGCGAAAAACATGTTAAAAAAAATGACAACTAATTTGGCACCTAAATTAATTAAAAAAGCGAAAACAGGTGATTATTCAACTGCATTTATCCAATTGAAGCTGGTACAACATCTTGATGGTTTAATGGAACGTTTTTGTAAGCTAGGAGTCAAAGGAATCGTCATTGAAAATCAACCTCTTAAAAATCCACAAATGAAGTCTATCGCAAATACGGTATATGATTATTTTTTAATCAGGGGCCAAGTAGACAAACAAATAGAAATAGAATTTGTGACATTTTTTGCAGCCAGCAATAAGTTGCGCGTGAATGAAAACAATACTTTAGAAGTTTTTAAAGCCAATAAAGACGAAAAACAAAAATATAAATTGACCAAACAACTTGGCATTGAATACACTAAAAAATTGTTACAAGATGATGATATCAGTTTATTAATTTTGGGACTACATACAAAAAAAGATGATTTATGCGATTCATATTTACAGGGCAGATATTACTTGGAATACCGCCATAATTTTGACTCGACAACAAAAAAAAAAGCTAAACCAAAAAAAACAGCTAAACCAAAAAATATATCTGGATCGAAAACGGCTAAACCCAGGACCAGGTTTAGATTTAAAAAAGTATTGGAATTATAAATATTTATAATTCCAATATTACAATTCGTCTTCGTCGTTATCATATGTAGGAAGCTTCATTGAATTCATAATAGAATTCTTTTTCTTAATTGGAGTTTTTCTTTCGAGAACATATTTTTTATCGTCGCTGTCGTTCATCCCGATAGTTCTTTCTTCAATTATAGGTAAGATACATTTAATTGGCGGCATGTAGACTATGTATTCACGATTAACGTTTAAAAAACCTTGACGGAATGCTTCGATTGAATAAGTCCCACCAAAATTAATTAACGTTTCTCGGGGTCCAGCGATGACCAAATCAATTTTCTCATCCATATTTAATCCCATCATTTCACGGTACATGCTGTATACTAACGTTTTTCTGACATGCATTTTGGTATCTTTGATATGGTATAAATTATGTGCCAAAGCGCAATGGGGACTACAAAAATATCCAGTCACATAATATTTTCCTTTATGTAACATTTCTGGCAAGGGAAACGGATCATTCGGGAACGGATGACCATCCCAAAGACACCATACGTTTTTCTTTTTGATCAATTTGGTACCCTTTGGATAAGATACCATATTTAAATCACTGACATATGCTTTGTTTGCTTTGGTAATATTTTCTTTCTGTTCGTATTTATCTATTTTATTTTTTAGCGTTGTGATTACCTTTTCGTTTTTAACACATTTTTTACATACAAGATCGCGAGGAATATCATTTTTAAACATTCCTTCAGATGAATCTTCTTCGGTTATTATTTTTTTAGGAGTACTTTTTTTGACTTTCAAATCTCGTAACCTAGCCGGGTCTATTTTCATCTGCAATATGATAGCAGAATCTTCAGATTGTTTCTTTACATTTTTATCTTGCGATATGGCATCATTATCGATTATCTTTTTAGGTCTTCTACCACGCCTTTTTGGGACGGAGGGTAATGTTTTTGATCCGGAGATGTTCTTATTAGTTTTTTTACTCATATTAGTATTATTTTTACCATATTTGATATATATATTATCATTTGAATTATCAATTTTTTTAGTCATCATCAAACGGTAATATTTGATATCTTTTAACCTTTATATGCACAAATTTATAAAACGAGTGATTTTTTCTTTCCCCTGCTTAATGTGGAAAGATTATCTGATTGAGAATTATTATCCTTGTTGTTCACACTTTTGTTACCTAAACTTCTATTGATAGATTTTGATTTTTTATTATTAGTGGTTGATTTCATGTCGCTAATATCGGAAGTTATGGAGTTCTCTAGTGAATCTATTAAATCGAATAATTCAGCAGAATTTTCATTATTTTTAGATCGTGGTTTATCGCTCTCAAATATGCTCCTATTTTCTGTTTTTCCTGATAACACCCTATTTACAGGTACGAAATTGGTCTGCGGTTGATCCCTTAAATTTTGATTTCGAGTTTGCTCTAGTTGTGCTCTATACATTTCATCTTGTTTGCGCAATTGCATTTCATATGATCTACTTTTCTCAGCTAGGGCATCTCGTTCTTGCTTTAAACGGCTATCAGTGGGTCTTTCGGTGGGCCGGACCGATGACATTTCAGATTGATTGATTTTTTCAGTACTTGCTGGAGATGTATGATCTATTCTTTTAGGCGGAGCAGTTGTTTTTGGATTTTGGTGTGACTCTCTATTTGCATCACGTATTTTTGATAACATTTCGTTTGTTTTTGAAGGAACATTATCTATTGGTACCGCTGCCTGTGGATTCCCCCGCGACGTAAAATTCTTCAATAATTCTCCAATAATATTTGGATTATTTCTAACCATATCACCCACAGTGTTATCATTAAATATTGTCTTACTTAAATGAAACGTTACACCACTCATAATTATCATAAATAATAATCTGATTTCAGGTGCCATCTTACCACCTTTATCTTTATATTTTTCGTACAACTCTTCCAATACTTCCGTATAATCGTCTTGGTCGGTTGCAATTTGCTTCGACCAATCTGTCAACTGTACATTAAACGGATCATATTTTGTATTTAAAAATTCGATACCACTCACAATTCCTAATAATATTTGTTTATAAAATTTTACTTGAACTTGTTTATTTTTTCTTTCCCGCTGCATTGCTATTTCTGCTTCCATTTCATCTGGATCATCTGTCGAAGTATAATTTTTTGTAAAAAAAACGCCTTTACGTTTTAGGTCCTCAATTGTGCAATGTGCCTCTCTCGCTCTAGCTCTTCTTTCTTCGGGCGTTTCCGTCGGTAATATCGGTTTGACTTCTGTTTTTGGTCTCCCTTCCGTTTTTGGTCTTGTTTCTGTTTTTGGCCTCACTTCTGTTTTTGGTTTTGTCTCCGTTTTACCGGGTATTTTTTGTTTATATGGACTGTTAACGTTTTCAGAGACGGACGAAATAGATAGTGAATCCTCGCCGTCAGAATCACCATTTTCAGTCGTATGATGCGATGGTAATTCAACTTCTACGGATGAGGAAGATACTGACGAATTATTTTTTGCAACCGATTTTGCGATTGATCTTGTTTCGGTAACATGACTATCTAACTTTCGTGTCGGATTTTTGCTCATATAATTTTCTAAATGTTCTTTATCATCGTTATCCCATTCGCCACGTAATTGATCATTAAATTTATCAGGATTAACAAAATAATCAAATAAATGATCTGTTTTTTTATCTGTTTCTAATTTTCGTCTATTCTTCGGTTTTGCTAACATGCGAATTATATGTATAACTTAGAAAGTTATATCAAAATAATTAACGACAATTTATTATTACAATAAATTTCTGTTTTATCTATAACTATAATAATGTTTTCAAGTTGGGATGAAGCATGGATAAATGATCCGGTAAAAGCTATGACTAGGAAATTATCCGGTAAAACTCAAGAATCCTCTCCTCGAACAAATATCTACGATTTCTCCGCCCCCGCGTCACAATCGATCAATTTATCTGAATTATCCGTTAACACGCCCCCCTCCAATTTTAACCGTTCAACGACCGAAAATTCTAAAACACCATACAAAAAAAAGAAAATTCGTAAAAGAGAAAACGATTTTTCAAACGTGTTTGACACACCTAATTTCGATTCATCTCCAGAAGATTCAGAATGTTTATCCGTCACGAACCATCTCAAAAATTGTAACAAATGTTACGCACAGTTTAAAAAATTAATCGATAAAAAGGTAAATAATAAATTACATGATATTATGTTATTCAATAATCTAAATAGACAGCCAACTACAGATATACAATCTTCCGATTCATGGAAAGAAACGTTGATTATCGTCGTTGGTGCGGTCATTGTCATATTTATTTTATATATGATAACGAACAGTCTGAATAAATTTTGATATTTAATAATAATTATATATCAATATCTCTGCGCCAATCAATTAATAAAACGTTAGGTTGAACGAATGTTATCTTCATCTGTTTTGATATTTTTTTAAGTTTTTCGGTAATATATTTTGCGCACGATGGAACATTAATTAATGGATAATCACTACCAAATAAAAAATTAGGGATTGTAAATACACAAAATAATTCACCTGTGTTTGCAGTAAGTTTGATTGTGTTCGCGCACCGTTTGTATATTTGTTCGTATGTTTGTTGTTTTAGGAGAGCTAATTGATCATGTCTTCTGTATAAGTCATCCGGAGCTAATTCCATTTATATATTAATTAGAATTAAAATATATATGTAAGGTTTAACAGATAAATTTAAAAACTATTATAAAATTATTATTAAAATATGGATGATAAAATTATCGATGTTGAACCTCCAAAAATTGTGGATATGATCGATACAGAATCTCCAAAAGTCGTAAAATATACAAATTTAGTATTAAGCGGCGGTGGTACAAAAGGTATTGCCCATATCGGTGCAATTCAAAAATTAATAGATAATGGATTGTTAGATTTATCAAAATTGCAAGGAGTTGCAGGGTCAAGTGCTGGGGCACTAACAGGATTATTAATTGTCTTGGGATTTGATATGATTAATATTTGGAATTTTATTTTATGTTTGGATATGAAAAGATTAATTCGACCTGATGTGTCATTATTTTTGAATAAATGTGGTATTGATGATGGCAGCATTATATTCGATTTGATAGAAGAAATTCTTACTAAAGCAACGGGGATCAAACATATTAATTTTAGACAATTATTTGAAATGACTGGTATAAATTTTACGGTTACCGGTACTTGTTTGACAGATTCGATGCCAATATATTATAATCATACTAACACGCCAAATTTTAAGGTATCTGTTGCGATCAGAATTTCGATTAGTGTACCAATTTTGTTTGTCCCAGTGGATATTGATGGTAAAAAATATATCGATGGCAGTGCTCTTAATAATTATCCGATGGAATTATTCGCCGATGAGATGGAAAAAACAATTGGGATCTATCTTTGCATTGAATATGATATGACATATAATTGTCCGGAACAATACTTTAGGGCAGTGATGCATCTGATTATGAAGCACTATTACGCTAAAGATCTTACTAAACACGAAAAAAATACAATATGTGTCATAAAATCAAAGGATTTTGTAGAAAAAAATAAATGTTGTGACGATATGATGTCCGATTTTTCATTCGACATTAATAATGACATGAAAAAAGCAATATATCAAGCAGGTTTCGATGCTGCAAGTGAATTTTGTAATAAATAAAATTAATTAATTTTATTTATTTAAAAGGTTTGACGCTTTTTTTTATCTGTCATCATGTCTTCTATTCTTCTTTGGGCCATTAAATTTTCAAAACGTTGCGAAATATCATCTTCGGTCTCATCATCCAAGCACAACCTATTTTCATAATTGAGGCCGAGCTGATCATGAATACCATAGCCTGCAAAATCGTCACGCTTAAAATCATTAAATTGCATGTTATCATAATTAGTATTATTTGATTCTCTATTTCGCAATCGTTCTTTGATATCTGTAAAATAATCGTCATCTAATTCATTATGACCAGTAAAATAATCTGCTCCATCTAATTCATTGACTTCATCCATTGTAAATTTATGTTGGGGTACGTTACCGAAATTTAAATCACTAAATTTTTGGCGTTCTGTATCCACCCGGGCTCCGTCGTTAACATATAAATTATCGAGATCATCGAACGCACCAAAATTTGCAACCGCACCTTGACAATTCCATGCAGATGGAACTCCTCCATGTGCTACGAGCGAATCATCCGTTTTGTGCGCCAACTCGAACGCTTTATTAAATTTTGCACCATCCCATCGTCCCTCCCTAAATAATTTTTCATGTTTTATTTCCCTGTCTTGGTTAGATCTATTGCGCGCTAATTCTTCTACTCTTTTTTTGGTTTCGTGTTGCGGTAGAGCATTTACTAATGTTTCATTATATCCGTGTTTTTCGTCTTGTGTCATCATTTGAGATTTAAAACTTAATTTTTGAGCATCCGTTGCCGGGACAAATTCGCCGACAGATGACATGTATTCTTCTGTTTTTTTCTTTAGTTTAGAAAAATCGCTCGAACATTCGTTCACCATCGACAATTTATGATTATATTCATTACGCTGTTTTTCATTTTTCAATATATCATATGCGCCAGTAATCAATTCGAAAACTTCGACAACATCTTTTCTACCTGGATGTTTACTAGGATCACATAGTTTTGCTTTTTTAAGATACGCTTTTTGTATCAATTCGTTGCATTTTTGTTCTTTGCATACATCAATTGTCAAACCAAGTATGCTATATAAATTCAAGGTTTTATCCTTCTTAATTCCATATTCTGTAGCCATGTTCAGTATATTATTTTATATCTATCTTTTTTTATATTATTATAACTTATTTTCGTGTTAATATTAAAATGAGTAGTAGTGTAGCTGATCAACATATTACCAAAATAGAAGAATATTATAATAGGGCACGACGAAAAATAGTTGCAAAGATTCAAAAAAAAACTGGCGGAAAAATGAATAAAGCTGGCATTAATAAAGTAGCAGCAGAAATATTTGATAATGTTGAATCTATACTCCGAGAATATTCTGAAATTTCTGCTCCAGTTGATATTGATGACGAAAAATTAAGTGAATGGATTTTTACAAACGGGATGATTTTGCTTTATCAGACGTTGGGGGATACAATCGGATATCACGATGGAAAATGGGAAATGAACACAGGTCTGGTGAGGGTAGATCCCGAATCTGCAAATGATATGATTTACGAGTATATATCATTAGGCGGTATTAATGATATGAGTATTGTTAATTGGCATGCGTCAGATGATACGATTTTGTATATGGCAACTTTTGATGTGTTGTGTGATAAGATAAATACTGTTGACGAATTTGGTGTTAAATTACGGAGAGCATATTTAGAATCTGTTCCTAAAATGGCTGGCAGACATCCGGGGGCGATGACGATGAAATCCCTTAGCAATCAAGAATTTATTGAATGGAACAAATTACCATATAATCCGAATGGATCGGGATCGGCGATGAGAGCAGGATGTATCGGAATTTTTTATCCTGGCCGAACAAATCGCAAACGATTAATTGCACTGGCAGTCGAATGCAGTCGCATCACCCACAATTCGGCAACTGCTATATTAGGCAGCATAACTGCAGCCTTATTTACTACATATGCGCTTGAAAAAGTGCCAGTTGCTATCTGGGCACATAAATTATTAAAAACATTAAAATCTGATAAGATAGATAACTATATGAAAAAATCAAGACCAGATGAATATCATTTATATGCAAGGGATAAGGTAATATTTTATTCACAATGGGAAAAATATGTTAATAAAAGATTTTCTGGATTGGTGCCTTTGTTGGATATTAAAATGTTCAAGCACCCTGTGTTGCGCATAAAATATTTTGCAGAGAATTTTAGTAAAGGACATCTTAACTTTCCAGGTGGTGATGCGGACGATGCTGTTATTATGGCATATGATGCGTTGTTGGAGAGTGGGGAATCTTTGGAAAAATTAATTGTGTATTCGATGTTGCATCATGGGGATTCGGATACTGTTGGGTCGATTGCCATGAGTTGGTTCGGTGCGATTTATAATACGGAGAAAAATTTGGATATTGTAAATCCATTATTGAGCGAATTAGAATTCGAACCGATTATAGTCAAAAAAATATTTGAAGAAACTCGCTTTCAAGATAAAATGTTAAAGACGTATTATTACGACATGTACTTGCACTATGGATATAAAATGATATACAAGATAATTTCTAAGAAACCATTTTAAAACAAATTAATATATTTAATATGTTAATTTATTTATTGTATTCGGAGATGACGCCACGAACAAAATTATTAATATCTGGCACTGTTCTGTTACCGTCATATTCGATGTGTCTGTCAGGGGTTACGAGGATGAGAGTTGGAAAAGCTTTGATGTTGTAGTAAAATGTTAAGTCTCCGTTTTCTGGTAGAGAAGTATCAATGGGTTTGAGTGATAGGTCAGGTATATCTTCAAAGTTATTTGCTAATTTATTCCAATCTGGCATGAAACGGATGCACCATACGCAGCTGGGATTATAAAAATTATATAATGTGAATTTTTTGGGTGTGTTGTCTGATCGTTTATCGTATTGTTTAGGATTGCAGCTGGGTTTAGCTGGTAAATTT